GCTAAAATTTTCCATAGACAACACTGATCCGCCCTTCAAATCCTCTAAGCTATCTGTCATCTCTGTTTTCATGTTTTCTGCTTCTCTGTCGTAGTCGTCAACTCCTATTCCAAGTTCGTCTGCAAATACCATAGTATCTATCATAAGAGAGATATTAGCTAGTGCAAATTCATTAGNNTTTGTTTTGAGAGCTAGTATTAAATCTATAGTGTCTCTATCAGGAATATCTCCTTCACCTTCTACAATATCTTGAACTCTTCTGCTAACAGAAACAAGCTCAGTTTCAGATCTACACAAAGATATATCTCTGTAAACCTCTAAAAACAAATCATTCATATAATCTCCTCATTGGTATATAATACTAAAAATCCTAATACAACCACGTCGTTTAGACGTGACCAAGGTAAAACTCTCCCTATACGTATACTAATATACGTTTGGTTGAAGAGTTGTAGTGAAATATGCTTATGCTGCTTTTATTTGGTGTTTCACACATTTCTATACAATTTACTATATAAGGCCTTCCGCTTAGTCCTTATTCACTCGGTTCTAAGTACAGCACATGACTTCTCATGCTCCCTGTCGGGATGTTACAGTGGGCTGCTACGTCGTCTCTCTATCTTGTCGTTTCCTTCAAGTTGCAATTGTTTACGGTCCTTATCTAGTAAAAGGGAAGACATATAACGTACTACTTTCTTCCAATACATACTATATCACTATTTTACCGTACTGTCAAGCACAAAATAAGTTTTTTTGTACTTAATACACTTTAACAACTAGTAAGTAACTAACACACTACAACAGGAGATGCACATTGTCAACATTAAATAAAACAAACCTAATACTTTCTTTGCTAATTTTAGAAATAGCTAAATCCTCAATGTTAGGCGGATCTTCATTTGATATAGCTGCTTCAATTGTACTAGGATCTTTATATGGATACTCCCTGTACTTAGACAATAACAAAAGAGATAGCATAAGTAAAGAAATTTCTGATAAAATCTCAGAGTTAGACAAAAAGAACACAGAATCACTAAAGCTTCTAGAGGACAAGATAGGCACACTAGCGTTAGGAACGATAAGCAATAAAGAAAATAATTCTAAGTTTGGATGGTAGTATGGATGACTTTTCTATAAAATCCGCAGAGTTGGAGTTTGAAGTAGCTTCTCTTAAAAAGAAGATTAGAGATCTCGAACAGGAGAATTCTAAGTTAAAGGTATTATTAAAAGAGGTAGATGATTCCGCTACTCCTGACGTTGTTACAGACGCAGAGATTATATGTACTACACAAATATCTATTCTAANGGGTCTATCTGATAACAGAGAACTAACTGACACAGAATTGAAGAATCTCGACATACTTCATAAAAAACCTCAAGATAGCTCGTGGAGAGGATATTAGAGTAAAGTCTAGAGGAAAGGCAAAAAAGATGTCTACAGAAGAATTAAACGAAATTCTTAAGGATAAATAATGTCTAGAAAGTCAGAAGTATCTAAAAGAGAAGCATTACGAGAGATATGGTCCAGAGGAAAGTTGGATTATAAAAGACACTCAGGACAAGCTAAAATAAAAAGTTATATAGGCGAAGATCCTAGAGACATTATACCAATATTAGCGTCTAGACGACTGGGAAAGAGTTTTTGAGCTTATATTAGAGGCTGTGGAGCTGTGCATAACCACTCCTCATGCTATTGTGAAATACGTATGTCCAAGACTTAAGATGGTTAAGACCATTGTTTTGCCTAATATGAGAATAATTATGGAGGACTGTCCTGTAGATATGAAGCCAGAGTGGAAAGAGAACGACAAAATGTACGTATTTCCTAACGGTTCGCAGATACAGTTTGCTGGAACAGATAATGGGTCTCATGAGAACTTGCGTGGAGGAGCTGCTCACCTATGTATTGTAGATGAGGCCGGTTTTTGTGATCATTTGGATTATGTTATTAACTCTATATTAGCACCAACCACAGATACTACTAGTGGAAAGGTTATATTGATATCTACCCCCTCTAAAACGTCCAGCCATGACTTCATAACCAAGTTTATACGACCATCTAAGGCATCTGGAACTCTTCTTATGTTAAATATATTTGATAATCCTATGCTATCAGAAAGAAAACGAGAGGGAATTGCTTCTAGATTTGCTCGTGGAGTAGAAGATCCTCAATATAGGAGAGAGTATCTTTGTGAGTTGATAGCTGACGAAGAATCTATAGTTATACCAGAGTTTACAGAAGAAAGGCAGAGTAGAATAATAAAAGAATATGACAGGCCCCAATTTTACGATATATACACCGCTGGAGACGTTGGTTTTAAGGATTTAACTGGGTATCTGTTCGCGTATTGGGATTTTTTGAATGCCAAGCTTGTAATAGAGGATGAACTAGTGATGAATGGGCCTACCATGACCACTGAGGCTCTAGCTGTTGGAATTTATGCGAAAGAGAGGGATAACTTCTATGATTCTAGTGGAGAGGCTCTTCCAGTCTATATGAGGGTTATGGACAACAACCTTATTATGATAAATGACCTTCAGAGGTTGCATGGACTTAATTTTTTAGCTACTGCTAAGGACAACAAAGAAGCACAAATAAACGCAGTTAGGATGATGATTGCTAATGATCAAATAGTTATAAATCCTAGATGTAAGCACTTAATATATCACCTAGAAAACGCATCGTGGGACAAGAATCACAATGGATTTGCTAGGCTAGCAGACTCGTCTGATGGGAGAATAAGAGGAGGACACGTAGATTTACTAGACTCTCTCGTATACCTTGTTAGAAACTTAGTGAGATCTAAAAACCCATATCCAGAAGATTGGGGAACTGGAAATGGTACAAATACCTTTAAATCTCAGTTAGAAAGGGTAGATTCTGGTATAACATCGGTAGTAAAGGCAATATTAAATATAAAAAGTAAATAATGTAACAACTTTAACTAGAGGTAATTAATGGAAAATAAACGAGATGAAGAAGAGGTAAACAACCAGCCTCTTTCTAAAGAAGCTGAATATTTTGCAGAAAAAGAAGTAGATGAGGCAGTAAAGATCTTTAAGCAGAAATCTGATGCTTGGTTTGAAACACTTACTACAAACAATTACCTGGATAAGGTAAAAAGGTGCTGGTTAGCGCATCACGGTGCATACTATGATGACGTTGGCGGAGGACATTCTATATCATTCGGAGGAGAGCAGGGCGAATTAGTTAATTTGCCAATTAATCACTTCAGAAACATAGCACAACATATTTTGGTGATGGTCACATCAAACAGGCCTAGTTTTAGAGCTAGGTCGACAAACACAGACTATAAATCTCTAGTACAGACTAAATTAGCCAACGGTCTACTTGAGTATTACATGAGAGAAAAAAGGCTAGAAAAATATTTCCACAGAGCAGCAGAGCAAGCAATTGTTATGGGAACTGGATTTATAAAGATGGAGTGGGATTCAATGTCCGGCGAGATCTTTGACTATAATGAAGAGACTAACACTCCTATATATGAGGGAGATGTTAAGTTTACAAATCTAAGTGTCTTTGATGTTGTATTTGACAGCACAAAAGAGGATATAAAAGAGCTAGACTGGATAATATCTAGAACTTGGCAAAATAAGTATGATATAGCCGCTAAATATCCAGAGCTAAAAGAAAAGATTGTTGGACTAAAAACAAAGAGCGATATATCTAAATTTAAACTAGTAGGGTCAAACTTCGACGAGACTGTAGATATTCCGGTATATGAATTCTTCCACAAAAGAACTCCAGCTATGCCAGAAGGAAGACATGTAATCTATCTTGATGATGATATTGCTTTATTCGACTCCCCAATGCCATATAGAGATTTACCTGTATATAGAATCTCTCCGGCTGATATCTTAGGAACTCCATACGGATATACCAATATGTTTGATTTATTACCAATACAAGATGGAATCAACAGCCTATATTCAACAGCACTTACAAATCAAAATGCATTTGGAGTTCAAAATGTTCTAAATCCAAGAGGGTGCGATATCTCTGTAAACCAGCTAGGTGGAGCACTTAATGTTATTGACTATAATTCTCAGGCAGGTAAGCCAGAATCACTAAATCTAACAGAAACTCCAAAAGAGATCTTTGATTTCATGCAGCAGCTGGAACATCTAGCTGAGACATTATCAGGAGTAAACTCAGTTGCTAGAGGAAATCCAGAGGCAAGTTTAACTTCTGGAAACGCTTTAGCACTTATACAAGCTCAAGCTCTACAATTTATGTCTGGGTTCCAGCAACAATATGTTCAGATGATTGAGGATGTCGGTACTGGCCTTATAAATATGCTAAGAGATTTTGCTTCTGCTCCAAGAGTAGCTGCTATAGTTGGAACATCAAATAAAACAGAAATGGAAGAATTTACGGGAGACGACCTAAATACTATAAATAGAGTTATGGTAGATGTGGGAAATCCACTAGCATCGTCCACTGCAGGAAGAGTTCAAATGGCAGAGCAGATGTTGCAGATGTATGGAGATAAAATGTCTCCTGCCCAGTATCTGTCTGTAATGGAATCTGGAAGATTGGAGCCCATTACTGAGGGTTTGGCAGACCAGTCACTCACTGTTAGATCAGAAAACGAAGCTCTGACTTCTGGAAGCGTAAAAGTGATAGCAGTTCTTACTGATGATCACCAACTTCATATAAATGAACATAGAAACGTACTAGCAGATCCTAAGCTTAGACATGATGCTGATCTAGTAAATAGAACTTTATCACACATACAAGAGCACATAGATATACTAAGAACTGGAGACCCAGACACGCTAGCTATGATGGGGCAGCAGCCTTTAGGCCCAGTTGGTGGTTCGCCAGTTGGAGTAGACACTGCAGCACAAGGACAAGGACAAGCTCCTAATAAAGGACAAGGAGCACCAGCTCCATTACCTGAAGAGGGAGGGCAGCTTCAAGCAGATCCTAACGCATCTCTTCCTCAACCAGCAGGACTTCCAGATAGTCCAGATGGACTGCCCCTGGACGCAAAGGGGAGATTTCAGTAATGGCTAGTAGAATTAGATATAAAAAGACTGCTATAAGTGGAGTATTACAGTCAGTAAGAGATATAGTAAGTGATAGCAGGGGGTCTAAGTATAAAGTTATATTAGACCTTAATACTTGTACATATAGTATCATAAACACTAATAGCGGAAGAAAATACAATGGAGGCGAAGGCATTAATAATACTCACGTACTGAAAAGGCACGTAAAGAGGCGTTTAGAGACGCTTGGAGTATCTTTTGGAAAGGAAATAAGAGATAACAGTAGTCGTGAGGTAGGCGTCAACTGTTCATATAAATAACTACTATAACCAACAGGTCTACCCATTTACGGGCGACCACTAACCCATCTACCTTAAGGCGATGGATAGGAGAATACAATGAGTGCAGAAGAAGTTGCGGCTGATGTCGCAGAAGAAGTAATACAAGAAGATTCCATAGAAGAGTCTGAGGCAGCTGAAGAAATTATAGATGGCGAAGAGGCTATTGAATCAGATGAAGCAGATATTTCTGATGAAGTTGAAGATGCTGCAGAGGCTATTGAAGAGGCTATCGAAGACGGAGCCTCAGAAGAAGAAGTTCGAGAAATGATAGAGACTTTCAAGCTTAAGGTCAACGGAAAAGAGAAGGAAGTTACTCTTGACTGGAACAATAAGGAGGATATCGTTCGTCGCTTACAGATGGCAGAGGCTAGCCAAGAGGCTATGAAGAAGTCTGCAGAGCTTGAGAAGACTTTTGACAGAGAGATAGATCGTTTAGCTAAAAATCCGTGGGAAGTGCTACAAGAGATGGGAATGGACCCTGATGCATTGGCAGAAGAGCGTATTCAACAGACTATAGAACAGCTGCAGAAGTCTCCAGAGCAAATAGCTAGAGAAGAGAGGGATGCAGAGCTTGAGGACCTTAGAACTAGATTACGTGAGCAGGAAGATGCTAAAGAAGCTGCTGAGATGGAAAGATTGCAGCTAGAAGCTACAGCAGATCTTAAACAATCTATAGAGAAGGCTTTGTCAGCAACCACTAAATTACCAAATTCTGAATATGTTATGCGACGTGTAGCAGATACTATGGTTAGTTTGATGGATAGTGGGTATGATAATATAACAGCTGATGATGTTGTTCCAATAGTAGAAAAGGAAATAAATGAGGATTTCTCAAAGCTTTTAGACTCTTTACCAGACGACGCTATTGAATCATATTTGGGCAAGAGAACAGTAGAACGTATGAGAAAACAAAGACTTAAGAAGATGCCAAAGACTTCAAAAACTAAGGATATTGGAAAAACTACTGAAGCCAAATCTACGTCAGAGAAGATTTCAATGAAGGACTTTTTAAAGTAAAAGGTACTTTTTGGTACCTAAAACTATAATAATATATATTTTTTGGGGGCATAGGCCGCCCCTTTTAACAACTAAAGCGATTAAGTCAGATAACGTATACATTCTGTGACCTAGCTGTACCCTTAGATCAGCAAGTATCTATGTTTCGTAAATAGTTATTATGAGTAATCGTAAAAACTAACTAATACTAACCAATTATCTAAGGAGATAACCAATGGCAGCAGCTAATACTGTTACAACTTTAAACGGAATGTTTAAAGAAAAATATGCAAGTAAAATTCAAGATATCGTCCCTGACGGTGTTAAAATCTATAACATGATCCCATTTTCTAGTGAAGACAAGAAACTAGGTAGCCTCTATCACCAACCTGTAGTTTTAGGTTTGGAGCATGGTGTTACTTATGGCGGACCAAACGGAGACGCATTCGTTCTTTCAGCAGCAATCGCTGGTGTGATGAAAGATGCTACAGTTCAAGGACACGAAATGGTTCTTAGATCTATCCTTTCTGTTGGAGCTGCTAGTCGTTCTTTGGCTTCTGGAGCTGCTTTTGAGAAATCAACTAAGCACCTAGTTGCTAACATGATCCGTTCTTTCACTCGAAGACTTGAGGTTCAACTTCTTCACGGTAAGCGTGGATTAGGAACAGTAAGTACTTCTCCTGTTGGAAACAACAACCTTTTAATCTCTCCAAAAACGTGGGCTCCAGGAATCTGGGCTGGTGGAGAAACTATGTTAATCGACGTATATCAATCTGACCTTACTACTCTACGTGTTGCTAACTTAGAAATCTCTGCTGTTGACTTTGATCTACGTTCTGTATCAGTAACTGCTGGTGCTGACGGTGTTGTTCTATTAACAGACGTACTTTTCTATGCTGGTGCAAACGGAAATGAGTTCGACGGTATCGACTCTATCGTTCGTAGTACTGGAACACTTTTTGGAATTTCCACTGCCACTTATAACTTGTGGAAAGGAAACATTGTTCAAGCTGCAAACGCTGCAATCAGTTTCGATCTCATCAGTGCTGCTGTTTCTCGTTTAGTTGAGAAAGGCCTAACTGACCAAGATCTAGTTTGTATCATCAACCCAGTTCAGTTTGACGTTCTATTAGTTGCTCAAGATGCTAAAAGAATGTATGACTCTTCTTATAGCAAAGAAAAGAGTTCTTCTGGATCTAAAGAGATTGAATTCCACTCTCAAAACGGATCTATCAAGATCGTCCCTTCTATCTATGCTAAAATCGGAGATGCACATATCATCTGTGTTGACGAAATGTCTAGAGTTGGATCTGCTGATGTAACTTTCAACCAGCCTGGTTTTGAAGGAGAATTCTTCAGACTTCTAGTTGATGCTAACGGTTACGAGCTAAGAGCTTATACTGATCAAGCATTATTCTGTTCTGCTCCTGGCAGAAACGCTGTAATTACTGATCTTGCAGTACCTGCTTAATTCTAAGCAATACTCATAATTTAGTGAAATCGGGGTGACTTATGTCGCCCCTTTTTTTATATAATCCACATATTGGCCCATTTAACAACTTATCTATGTAAACCAAAAGGGAAAATCCACCCAAAACAAAGGAGTATATCATCTCTAAAACATTAGTTGTAGGATCAAATTCGTACCTATATCCGGTACAAGGCACCAACGCTGGCTGGGGAGAAGAGGCTACTGGATGGGCAGAGGCAATTACAAACGTAGTTGGAACCCTATTTGGAGCAGATGACATAGCAAATACTACAGCAGCAATACTAGAAGGAAAATCTGGGGTAGCAGTGGGATCTGGGGCAGGTGCTCTTTCATTCTCTAACGCTACAGTACGGTCTTTTGAGGTAGATTATGTAGTTACCAGAACATCTGGGACATCAACTACAGAATCTGGAAAAATGTTCGGAAGTTATGATGGAGTAGCATGGAAGTTTAGCACAGAGAGAGTCGGTGACGCTGGAGTAGATTTTCAAATAACCTCACTTGGAGTAGTCCAGTATTTCTCTGATACTGGTCCAGGAGCTGGTACGATAACCTATTCTGCTAAAGCAAAACAACAGTAAAGGAATTCTAATATGGCAAATGATCCTAAAAGATTTAAACAGGGCTTAGTACTAGATGCGATTGATGGAGGTCCTAATCCTGGAACAGATGCTGCGTTTAGTATTGAGGGGCATGTATACGTATACCAAAATAAGATTAAGTCTTATGTTGAGGCAGCATTACGAGAAGTGGCAACTTTAGACCAAATACAGGCCTTTACGAATAAGACAATCGGAGACACAAATACGATAAATGCACAAGAAGATGCATTTGTTATACAAGCAGCAGCAGATCCAACATTACAGTTGGATTTTAACGTTACTGGTGACACTGGAACTAAAACAACTATTCAGAGCACTCAGACTGCAACAGACAAAACAATAACTCTTCCAGACGCTACAGATACTCTAGTAGCTAGAGCCACAGCTGATACTCTAACAAATAAAACAATAGTTGCTGCTAATAATACCATAACTACAGCTGCTTCTGGAAACCTCACTTCCTCAGAGCTAAATGCTGCTCTTGCTGAGTTACAGACTGACGTAGATACTAGAGCCCCACAGACAGAGGTAGACAATCATAGAACATATACTGGTTCTACAGGAGCTGCTGACGTAGCCCCAGCATATACTAGCAGTATACGTGGAGTTGCTGGAGAAAGCCTAATATCAAGATCTGGAACAATGACTGACGCTATTGGTGACGCACAGGAAGATAGATCTGCGTTTATGAGATCAATAGATAGTGTCACCTGGGAAGGCACTCAAATATCATTCACAACTGATATGGTTCTAGAAATACTAAATACGAAGTCAGGAACAGCCACTACTCACACCGTAGCACTAGCTGACAGTCCAGTGGCAATAGCTAATGGAGAGAGTCTATATCTAACTATAGATAGAACTATAAACGAAACTATCAGTCTTATAAACAGCGGTACTACTCCTATCCCTGCACAAACACAGGCTGGAAAAGATACAATAGTATTATTTAAGAGAGTTGACGAGTTAGGAGTTAGAAATCTATATCTACCATTTACAAAGCAGTTCGTAACTGAGGGATCTGTATTTAAGCTAGGAGACTCTAGTAGCTCAGGTGGAATTGGAACTAAGGCGTCATTTAGAGACCCTCTAAGCACCACTCTTCCTACAGGGGCTACTGTAACTATAGACGGAGTAGCTGGAGTAAACGGAGACACTGTTCTTTTCACTAATCTAGCTACAAATAACAATAGAATATACGAGCTAAGTGGAGTAGGGTCTTCAATTGCCTGGTCCGCTTTAAGTACTTTTAACTACTCTCTTGATCCAGCTGATGGAGACTCTGTAAGAATACAGAAAGGCGATATATTCGCTGATCAGCTTGCGGTATTCAATGGAACAGACTTCAGAATAAATGACATAGTTAGATATTTTGACGGAACTGGAGCAGATTTTGTTGAGATGGGATCTATAAAGACTAGCACTCTTGCAGACAATACTACTGGAACAGTATTCAGTGTAAACGTAACTGGAAGTGAGAATGTAATAGTAAGCTATTCAATAGAACGTGGAGCTAGTAAAGAGACTGGAGATATACATATAACTTCAGACGGAACATCCGCTACAATGTCTAGAAACAGTACGTATATATTGGATACTGGAATAGCATTTTCTACAGCAATAGCCGCTGGAAACCTAGAGCTTAACTACACTTCTACTAGTACTGGATCTGCAGCTACTATGAAATATTTTGTTAAGAGATGGTCTAATTCAGCTGGAGGACCAACTGGAATACCAAACTATTCTGGTGCAACTGGTAGTACAATAACTGCGGCTGGATCTGATGAGTACATTCAGTTTAATACTGCAAACAACTTGGACGCAAATGTAAACTTTAAATGGAGTACTGCAGAAAACGGAATGAATCTTAACGGTATCATTAAGACTGCCCTAAGTAGCGCAATAACTCTTAACGATAATCAGGTAGCTCCGTTATCTATCATAAACTACGATAACACACTATATAAACATATTATAATAGAATACTCTGTAGATAGAGGAGGAGAACATCGTACAGGTAGGCTGTTAGTATCAAATGACAGTACTACAAAAACTGGATTTTCTGACGATTTTGTTGAAACTACTCCAGTTGGGATCTCTTTTTCTGCTACCAATGGAACAGGATTAGTAAATATTTTATATACATCAACATCAACCGGAACATCTGGAACCTTTAAATATACAATAACAAAATGGCTATAATAAAGCTATAAGGAGAATAAAATGTCAAATACTATGAAATTCAGTGGGGCTATAAAGGTCGGGTCTTTAGCAGCTGCTCCAGCCAGCCCAGAAGTAGGGTTTATCTACTACGATACAACTGCAGGAAAGTTCCAGCAATATAACGGAGCTGCTTTTGTTGAGCCAGCAGATTTGACAATACTCTCCTCTACCGCAAACGGAGAAGGGGCTTCATTAGTTAGTATAGAGGATGCTGCTGCTCAGTTTACAGGAACTACTGTAGAAGCTGCTTTAACTGAATCATTAGACGCTGCACAGGCTTCACAAGCAGATGCTACTCAAGCATTAGCAGATGCTGCTACTGCGGACGGAAAAGCTGTAACAGCTCAATCTGACATAAATGCTCACAAAGATGGAGGAGTAAGCAAGCATGGTGCCTCTGAGGTAGATGTAGTAGCTGTTGATGGAAAGAACCATACTGCTGGAAGCGTAGAAGCTGTTGTTGGATTACTAGATGATGCTATTGGGGCACTAGCTGCTACTCCAACTAATTACACTCCTACAAATGCTGCTATTGTTGCTGACCACTTATCAGGAATAGATACTGCCCTTGCCACAGCTGGTGGTAACGAATATGCTGATAACTTATTCAGAGTTACAGGAAGTGTTGATGCTACAAAGAAAATTGCACTAGAGGCAGACGGCCTAACCACTGCAACAACAAGAACGATTACAATGCCTGACGCTAACGTTGACTTAGGTGATATGGCATCTCAAGCTACGTTGGCAGGAACTGGAGGAGCTGCTACAGTAGGAATATTAGATACTGCTGCTATTTTTACTGCTACAGAAGTTGAAGCTGCTCTTGCTGAAGCGAAGGTGTTAGCAGATGCAGCTATCCCATCTGCTGAAAAAGGAGCAAATAGTGGCGTAGCTACGTTAGATGCTGGAGGAAAGATCCCTTCTGCACAATTACCTAACTCTGTAATGGACTACAAAGGAAACTGGGTAGCTTCTACTAATACTCCAACTTTAGCAGACGGTACTGGTAGTGCTGGAGACGTATATAAAGCTACAGACGCAGCAAGTGTCAATTTTGGATCAGGAGCAATCTCTTTTGTTGCAGGAGACTTTGTAATCTACAACGGAACTATTTGGGAAAGGTCTATAAACAGTGACGCTGTAAACAGTGTAAACGGTCTTACTGGGGTAGTTGTTTTAGATGCAGATAATATCTCTGACGCAGCTACTACTAATAAATTTGCAACTGCAGCAGAGCTTGCTAAGGTAGGACATCTATCTGTTACTCAGGCAGTAAACCTTGATACTATGGAATCAGACATTGCAACAAACTCAGCTAAANTTTCTGCNNATGGACTANTTACTACTCACAGTGATGTGACAAGTGCTGGATCTGGTATTATAATATCTTCTGCAGAAAGAACTTCTATTGGAACTGCTCTACAGAATGTATCAGAAGACACTGCTCCATCATTAGGTGGAGATCTCACTTTAGGAGCCAATGTAGTTATACATGATGCTAATGGAATGAAGAGAGGATCTTCTGCAGCATTGTTTGTTGAGGAAGAGGTTTTAACCTTGTCACTACTAGCATCACAAACAGATACTGTAATAACTGGACTAACATTCGCACACGCTTCGTTTGCAGGTATGGAAATAGTATTTACAAATAAAGAGGCAGTTTCTGGTGATATTGAGATGGGAACTTTGAGAATTGTTACTAACGGAACAGTTGTAGCAATTAACCAAGTTTCAGTGGAAACTGCTGCAACTGGAGTAAGCTTCAGTGCGGTAGTAAACGGAGCAAATATCAACGTCAGATACTCTTCTGGAGTTAATGCTTCTACTATGAAGTGTGACATAAAAAGGATACAAGCTTAACAACTAATATAGAATTAACGAGGGTTTACGCCCACANAATCTTTAACGAAATGTGACTTAAGGAGACCGCCAAATGGCAGATAATCATTTTAAAATTTCAAAGGGAGTAACATATACTCCCCAAGCTTCGGCACCAGCAAACCCAACAAATGGNGATATATATTACGACAGTACTTTANATTTATTTAGAAAGTACGAAGCAGGTGCATGGTCAAATATGGACTCTGGTGGAGGCCAAGGCGGAATAAACTACATAAAAAACCCAGACATAGAGGCTGGTTTTGCGAATATCACAAGCCTCGGCGTGGTTAGAAATATAGATAACACTACTCAGATTAGGGGCACTCAGTCTTTAAGATTTAATATTCCGAACACAGTTACGCCAGGCACGGACTTTGGTGAGTTTGAAATGAATGATATTGATAATATTGATCAAGAAACATCAAGTGTTTTAAACATCTCGTTTGAGTATTGGACAGACGCGAACTTTACTACTGGAGATGTTCAATTTGTTCTGCATCGCGTAGATGCTCCGACTGCTGATATTATCTTACTTGATGATCTGAACGGTATAGTTCTTGGTAGCTCTGTTAAAACTAAATTCACATCTCGCGTTCAAGTTGACTCGGATGCAAACACCTACACGCTTCGTATGAATGTGCTAGCTGCTCCCACCGTTGCTTCAAACATATATCTTGATAATGTGAAGGTTGGGCCTGGTGAGGTTGTGCCTGGAGCTATAGTTACTCCATGGGCTTCATATGTTCCAACATTTACTGGTTTTGGAACAGTTTCAACTTCTGATATGCTTTGGAGAAGAGTTGGCGACACTATGGAGATTAAAGGATGGTTTGTAGTAGGTGTACCGACCGCAGTAACAGCATCTATTAGTCTTTACAACAATGAAGTCGCAGAGGGCGCTTCAGGAAGAGTCTATCATGTTGGATCTGGAACAAGAGATAATGTCTCAGCTTCGTTTGTAAAAGATTATGGAATACTATCAACTCAAGGAAGCAATGTACTAAACTTTTCATATATAGAAACCTCAGCATCTACTAGCGGCCTTACTTTGCAGAACGCAAACGCTATCACTGTAACAGGTGATACAGTATCCTTCTTTGCTAAAGTACAAATAGCTGGATGGTCAGCAGGTGCATCGCTTTCAACTACAGAGGCTAGCCTTCAGACAATTGAGACATATACAAATTTAGTTGTCCCAACGGGAACACTTGCCGCAAGCTGGAATAAAGTTATTTTCGGTACAGTTAACAAGGATAATTTTAATCTATACAACACAACAACTGGAGTTTGGACAGCGCCTAGGACTGGAACAATAAACGTTTCGGCTAACTTGGAAACTTCCTCA